GGCTTCGAGTGATAAACATTAATGATTAATCCAATAATATATCAAGAGAATCTCTAGTACTAGTAACTAGTAATTTTACTCTTGGTTAGCCTCCGCTTCGCGGGGCGCCGCCGGAGGGCGGCTTCGATCAAAAAATATTTTTGTTTTGTTTAACGAGTGGATAAAGCCTAACCACTCAATAATGTATACAATGCATTTCTTTTATATACTTTATCTTTAGAAATCAATACTTATTTTTAGTTCCTTCACGCAAACCGGGTGCTCGCATAAATTATAATTATTTAAAATAAAATATAACTATTCATTAAACTGTTGAAGCCTTTTAAATGCGTCACATACGGATTCCATGTACTCAATGTCAATGGTGATGTGTACGCAACAAAATGAAATACACAGAATAAAACAATCAAAACAAATATAAACATTTTAAATTGAATCATAAGAATGATTAAAATGAATATTTTTCTGAAATGGTATTAACAAGAGTATGACCAGTCTTTTCATACATGCGATTATTTCCACTTGTTACAAACAAAACATTCATTATATATATACTATATTATTAATATAATTACTATTTATTCATATTAATAATATTTTTACTTAAAGAACCTAAACCCTAAGGGTAACACTACTATTACCAAACACTGACACTTGGAACATACGATTTACGCAATGACAGTGTCCTGCATTCAACCTCTTCTTCTTTCCAATGTTCTCCCGCATGACCTGGTTGTGCATGAGATTTTTGGGAAACACCTGTGCAAGCTGAACTCCCCTTTGTCCGAAAAGCAGAAAGAAAGTATTCAACAAGGTCATTTTTATTTCAAGAAGCTTTTGTTGATGTACTACAACACCTTTGACCGTCACCCAGATGCGGAGATGTACTTTTTGGAAATGTTCGATAACGACCTGTTATTGGCAATCAACGAAGGCAAGCCTTTTATCTTCGAACAGAGTGACTATTTAAAACAGAACCCTGAGTTGACGAAACTGTGTATGTCAACCGTTCCGGACGAAAAGCTACCTGACTTTATCTATTCTATTTGGTGTTTCTTATCTTTCGAGAAGAAACTGGAAGTGTATTATTACATGACTGAGAGGCTTCACATAGAAGTGTCTCAATGGGACCTAGTGGACTATATTGATGTGTAATTTTTTTTAACTTTAAGAAAATACAGTCAAAGGAATAACTGTTGGTTACAGTAACAACCATGCCTGTGATTACACGTGCTCAGCATAATGCCCATCTTTTCAAGGAGGTTATCGAAAACCCATGTATCCTCAACCTGATTACAAACCATCTCCATGGGAAAGATATGATTGCTATGAAACAGGTGTCGAAAGACGAGCGATTCAACGACCTGCTTGACCAAAAACTCGCGAAAATAATGAAACACAAACAAAAAGTCAAGAAAATTTCCAAAAAGGTTTCGAATTACCTTATTCATATCGAATCGTTGTATCACAAAGAGGACAAGTTACCCATAGTCAATAAGGTGTACGAGTTTTTATGCAAGCACAAGTGGTTTGTGAAAGAGTTTCCGAAATTCGAGAAAGTGGTGCATGCTAAACTATTTGAGCTGATACAAGACGTCGACTTTCACACACAAGGACTGAAGTACGTCGCGCGACTGTTCGACTTGCAACCACCCAAGCAGTACTACAACTCGCAGTTGGGTTTGGTTCAGTACGGGATGTTCGATATGCACGGCAAGTTTGTGGAGTTACAGAAATTTTAATGAAGAATTTTAACTTGTCGATTCATATTATAATACACTTAGATTATTCTAATAATTGACCACGTATTGTTAACATTCTTTCATTATCTGCACCCGGTGCGCCATACATCCACCCGAATATTTGAATGTGTTGTCCGTCAGGACTGAACCTTATACCACGAGAGCCTCTCGAATGACACCAACCACCTATCCCACATTCGCCACGTGTTCACTTTAATGCCACGTGTTCACAATGTCGCCATATTTAATAACGTGTACGGATAGTTTTCTTAATCCTTTAATGCTTAATCCAAACGAAAGAATATTGGACATATGGTTGAATAAGGATGTGTACGTGAAAACATCACAAAATCGTATTTACATATTTAGCATGTTTCCGATATCTTTAACTGCTTCTACAAGAATGGCGACCACCTTTGAATAATCTACAGCGTAGAGGCCATCCGAACGTTGATCTACTAATGAAGGAAAATGCTTTACAATATATTTTCATTGTTCGACGATATATATAGTATACCCAAATAAATTTCTTCAGTTTTCTCGACAAATACAAATGTATTAAATACTTGAATAATGTTTTTTAGATAAAATAATATCTTTCCAATAATTGAGTTCAAGTTTATGTTCATTCTTTTGTATAATTTCATGGAAACGTTCATAATACATGTCTAGTTGTTCGGGTGTAAGTTCATTCCAGTCATTGACTTGAATCACGGGTAGATCATCAAACATGTCATGAATCGTGCTTCTTCGGATTATGGGTACAGTTTTCAAAATTAAGGCTTCCCATGTTCGATGACAATCCATTCCTACTCCAAGCGGAGACAACTCAAACGCGAAGGATTTATGTTTATTCCAAACTTTCTTACGTGGAATTTGTCCTTTTTCGAAAATAACCTTATTTTTCATCCACGGTGTTTTTTTTATCACATTTAAACAAGTTCGTCTATCATTAAATCGGTCCATCGTAAAATGAAAATTACTATACATTTTATTTGATTTGTTTTTTAATTCATCATCCGTAGGAATATACGATATTAATTCGCTTTCTTGTTCCAAAGGACTTTTTTGGGTTCCCCATCTATGGTTATTCCTATATAGTGTGTGATAATCGAGTCCCAATGGAATGCATGATATTTTTTCATGTACCATGTCGCAGTTTGTTGTAAACCAATGCACCAAATTCGGTGAATTTAATATACTTTCGATATCGATATTTTGAAGGTTACATATCTCTATAGGAGCAGATTTGTCGCTACACCCTGTAACCAATATAATCTTTTTGTTTTGCACAAAGAATACCTCTTTTAAAAATCGTTTCAAATCATACTTAGTAACAAAAACCGTGTCATAATCACTCAAATTAGCGTAGTCTTTTATATCGAAATTTTTGCGATCGGACAGAATGTCGCAATCCGGTTTTTTATCACACAATCCCGCAATACCTCGGATAGACACGTACTTGCATAAACTCTCTTCATACATCACAGGTCTTTTGAATCTTATACCTAAATAAGCATATATTTCGGCAGCATAAATATTTATAAATATGTCCGCAAAAATTAGAAACAGTAAAATTATAAATAATAATAGTTTAATCATTAGTATATTGTAGACTGACATTTTAAAAACGTAACAATTTAAGTTAATTACAAGTACAAATAATCAGTGAACCGTGGATATGGAAGGTTCGTTTCGTCTTGTAAAGAAGCGTTGTATATACGTACATTTCTTTGTGTACAATTATCGTGTGATTTATTAATTTCCTTTTGCATCCCTTCTTTTCCCCAAAGCAATAATGGATCATTTCGAGCTTTATTGTTCGGTATTATTGAATAAAATGTGTCCTTATCCTTTTTATATACAAAATCACATCCAATTACAACGATTTCTGAAAGGTTAGAAAAATGGTTACAATATATTATTGCCACGTGATACAATTATATTGCTGCCACGTGGCGTAATGTGAGTGGGTTGGTATATTTGGGGTGGGTTGGTTAGTTACACTCGAAGTGTAGTCCTTGTTCAGATCAGATTCATCGCAGGAAACGTGGCCACTCCGTAGTTTCCGAGGGTGTCCTTGACCACCAGGCACGTCTTGTATTCGTTCAGGTCCTCGGGGGGACCCTTTTTCTTGAGCATCCAGAGCTCTGTTTTGTCTATTTGTTCTCCGTACGTAACCCCGCCCGGACTAAATATGAGGTAACCACTATGATAATATTGTATTTGACCCACACCGTAATACCATGCATTATAATTTTGTCCACCTACCATCCACGCATTAGTTCCGCTTGATTTGGACAAACCACCGAAATCCGAATTGTTTCCAACATGACGTACCGAACCCATGTGACTTAAGTCAGACAAACTCGAAACCGAATCAACGGTCGTTGTAGGATTCGATTCTTGGTACCACTCTATGTATCTTGTGGTGTTATCCGCCGCGAGCTGCGTGTCCGACGACAGGTAAGGTATTAAACGGAACTTGTATTTGCCGTTTATTTTGAGGTTTTCGTCCGTCATATCGTTCGTACCGTCCTTGAGGTCGCCGAGAATACTGTAACTCGCGTTGAAGTCGTCCGCGGAATCCACATTCACGTTTTGAATGTCACCCGTTTTCATATCGCTAGCGACGTCTCTGTTGACAAGGACCCACTCGTAACCGTAACTTGTATCCACAGACGCCCCCGGTTTCGCCACCGCCGGGTGATTGGTGGGGTCGTATGTCAGATTGTTAAACACTTTGGTGAGCGAAACGTTCGACAGGGTCTTGACAGCGCCTTCGGGTGTGGTTTCGATTACGTAGTTGATGGATTCGTCCGAAAGGGTCGCGTTACTTTCGATATCCTTCGCGAATTGCACTATGGAATCGTACGTAATGTTCGAGTCGTCCACATTGGCGCTACCGTCTTGTGTGCTTGTCACGAAGGCGAACGCCATGTGTTGGGTGACATCAGCTAACGAACTGTAAATGTACGCATTATCAATTGTTGTTGTATCTGTGGTTGTCGTAATATTCACGTGCGGATTCTCGGAGTAAGCGTAAAGGTACAAAGACGTTTCTGGAATTTCGTATGTGACATCGCCGCTGTTCACCACAAAGTCGGGTAATACGGAAAGCTCGTCCGCAAGCGTACTGTTTGTGAACGTGTACGCGAACGCCACGTCATCGCTGTGTTTCGCGTTGAAACCTTCGATGTGTTCGTTGTGTTCGGCGAAAAGGGCTTGCATTTCTTCGTAAGACATCGCCTTGTTGTATCCAACAAGATAATCCATCTTGCTCACCGTCGACCCGATGTCAACCGATTTGACTTTGATTGGACACGCGTACATGCCACCGTCATTGGAAAGAGAGTTGGAATAGTCCACTCCGTTGATGAGCACCTTCATGTGCGCGTCCTTGTTCACACACACCACGCACGTAATCCATTCGTCCGGTGTGGGC